CCGAACCACCGAACCACCGAACCACCGACCCCACACCTGGTGGCTACGATCTTCTTTGTCCGGTCGGAGCGTGACGATCGGAAAGATCATGTCTCTCGGAGGTTTGAAATGGCGACTCTCACCCCCATCTCACCGGCAATCAGCGGCGCAACCGTCACTCCGGCGGCGGTTTCTTCCTCTGACTCTTTCGCGAACCCGCGCGGCAACGCGTTCCTCTACGTCCGGAACGGCTCCGGCGGCTCGATCAACGTGACCCTCGTTGCTCAATCGACGCTCCGCCCAGCGGACGGCTCGTTCCCCGCGATGACCCTCTCGAACAACGTCGTCGCGGTTGGCGCTGGCGCGGAGAAGATCATCGGGCCGATCCCGTCCGCGTTCAATGACGGCAACGGAAACGTGACCGTCAACTTCTCCGCGACGACTTCTGTCACGGCTGTGGTGATTCAGCAGTAGGCGACGTTCGTGGTCGCCGACCTCCACGCGCACGCGGAGGATTCGCCATGCCGAAGGCACCGAAAAGACCGTGCACGTTCCCAGGATGCGGTCGTCTGGTCGTCAATGGAAACCGATGCGATGAGCATCGGCGCAAGGCGTTCTCCGATCGACGAGGCTCGTCGTCATCACGCGGCTACGGCGCTCGGTGGCGACGTCTCCGTACGCTCGTTCTCCATCGGTCTCCCATCTGCGCGTGCGGGCAACCAGCGACCGAGGTCGATCACGTTCGACCAAAGTCCGAGGGCGGCGACGATTCGATCGCGAACTTGCGTGGCATCTGCCGATCGTGCCACCGGGTGAAGTCAGGGCGCGAAGGCGCACGGGCAAGCACGCTCGCCAGGGGAGGGGGGGGGTGAATCTCAAGGCGCGAGGCCCGGGGACCGCTCGCCGCCGCTACGAATACGCGAGCGCGGGTTTTGTGGGGGTGAGGCGGCTCTCAACTGGTGGTCATGGCGGCGTTTGGCGGCTGTCGTGGTGCGGTGTGGTGGGGGTTCGGGGGGGGTTCGAGGGGGGTGGAAGCGAGGCAACTCATGGGAGAACGCGGACCCCCGCCTAAGCCGACCGTCCTCAAACTGATTGCCGGGAACCCCGGCAAACGCGAGTTGAACTTCGATGAGGCGATCCCGGCCCCGATGGAATCGAACGAACCGCCACCGGAGGTCGCGGCGGATCCCCGGGCGGCGTCGATTTGGGGGCGGCTCGTTCCGGATCTCGCGGCGTGCGGACTGGCGAGGTCGGTCGATTGGCCTGTCCTGACGAGGTATGTGCTGAAACTTTCACGGTGGATCTTCCTCGCGGAAGAGATCAGGCGGATCGCGTCGGAGAAGCCTTCATCGAAGGGGACGACCTACCCGATCTTCGATGAAAGCGGGCGGGTGAAGTACGTCGCGGAGTTCCCGTGGGCGTCCGAGTGGCGGACCCTCGATCGAGATCTCCGCGCCGATGAACGTGCGCTCGGTATCTCACCGTCGGCGCGGTCGCGGATCTCCGTCCCATCGGACGTGAAGAAGACGGAGGACGACCTCCGTCGGGACTTCTTCAGGCGTGGATCGTTCCTTTCCGGCGGGGGGAGTGCGTGAGCGTCTTCCCAGCGAGGAACGATGGGGAGACTACCGCGTGCGGGAGGTTTGTCTTCCGCAATGCCCTCGCGGCTCACGCGGAGGCGTTCTTCGAGCGGTATCTTCGGCACTCGAAGGGCGAATGGGCCGGTCAGCTCTTTGTCCTCTCCCCGTGGCAACGTTGGATCGTCCGCGAACTCTTCGGATGGATCCGGGTGGACAACGGCACGCGACGATACCGGACGGCGTACATCGAGATCCCGAGGAAGAACGGGAAGTCGACGTTCTCGGCGGGGCTGGCGCTCTACCTCGCGCTTTGCGACGACGAACCTGGCGCGGAGGTCTACTCGGCCGCCGGCGACAAGGACCAGGCGTCGATCGTGTTCAAAGAGGCGGCGGAGATGGTTCGTCAATGCCGCGAACTCCACGAGCTTTGCGAAGTCCAGACGAAGGCGATCGTCGTCCCTGGGACGACCTCGGTCTACCGCGTTCTCTCGTCCGAGGCGTTTACGAAGCACGGGTTGAACGCTCACGGGATCGTCTTCGACGAGCTGCACGCGCAACCGAACCGTGAACTGTGGGACGTCCTGACGACCTCCGTCGGATCGCGCCGACAACCGATGACGATCGCGATCACGACGGCGGGGTACGACCGGGAGTCAATCTGCTACGAGCTGCACCTGTACGCTGAAAGGGTCCGCGACGGGATCGTCGACGACCCGACCTTCCTCGCCGTCATCTTCGCGGCGGATCCGTCGGACGACTGGACGAAGCCCGAGACGTGGGAGAAGGCGAACCCGAACCTCGGGATCTCGATCTCTCACGAATACCTAGCGGCGGAGTGCAGAAAGGCCCAGGAGACGCCGGGGTACGAGAACACGTTCAAGCGGCTCCACCTGAACCTGTGGACGGAGCAGGACACGCGATGGATCTCGATTCGGGCGTGGGACGCGAACGCCCTCGAAGTCGCGGACGAGTCGTCGCTCCGCGGGCGTCGGTGCTACGTCGGACTCGACCTCTCGACGACGACGGACATCGCGGCGGCGGTCCGCGTCTACCCGAGGGACGACGGGACGTTCGACGTCATCCCGAAGTTCTACGTTCCGGCGGAGAACGCGGCGAAGAGGGAGCGAAAGGATCGAGTCCCTTACCCGCTCTGGATACGACAGGGATGGATCATCGCGACCCCCGGGAACGTCATCGACTACGACTTCATCAAGTCTGACCTTCTCGCGCTCGCGAAGGTTGCCGACCTGAGGGAAATCGCGTACGACCCGTGGTCGGCGACACAGATCGCGCTTCAACTCGAAGCCGACGGGGCGACGTGCGTTCCGTTCCGCCAGGGCTTCGCGTCGATGTCCGAACCTTCAAAGACCTTCGAGAAGTTGATCCTGGGAGGGAAGATCCGCCACGGGAACAACCCGGTCCTCCGCTGGATGGTCTCGAACGTCGCGATCGAGATCGACCCCGCCGGGAACATCAAGCCATCGAAGAAGCGATCGACGGAGAGGATCGACGGGGTCGTCGGGTGCATCATGGCCTTGGGGCGCGCTACTCTTCCCAGCGAGAATGGCCCGTCCGTGTACCAGAAACGAGGCTTGGTCACGATATGAAGAACCTTCTCTCGACCATCTCGCGCCGATTCCTCTCCCGCGCTGGGGGGTCAGAACGTCGCGCGACCTCGATCGGCGGCGGCTCAATCTCTGATCCTCCGGGGTGGCTCGAACGTCTGCTGCTCGGAAACAGGGACGTCGAGGATGTTCCGGTCGAGATCGACGAACGGAACGCGCTCGCGATTCCGGCGGTCTTCGCGTGCGTACGGGCGATCTCCGAGGACGTCGCGAAGTTGCCGATCCACGTCTACCGGCAGACGGAGACCGGGAAGGAGCGGCTCCGCAACCATCCTCTGGCGAGGCTTGTTCGCGGTCTTCCGAACCCACACATGTCATGGTTCGACCTCGCGTCGGCGACGACTGCCCACGCGCTGACGTGGGGGAATGGCTACGTGGAGATCGTCCGCGATGGGAACAACCGCCCATCCGAGCTCTGGCCTCTTGAACCAGACCGCGTCGAGGTCCGCCGATCAACCGTCAAGCCGGAAGAGATCGTCTACATCTACAACGACCCGGCGCTCGGGAAGAGGCGGACGATCTTCGACGTCGACGTCCTCCACATCAAGGGTCTCGGCTACGACGGCCTCGTCGGCTACTCGGTCATCGGCTGGGCGCGGAGGTCTCTGGCGCTGACGGCTGCGGCGGAGAAGTTCGGTTCGTCCTTCTTCGGCAACTCGTCTCTTCCGAAGGGCGTCCTTGAACACCCCGGCGTCCTCGGCGATGAGGCTCAGAAGAACCTCCGCGAATCGTGGGAGAAGATCCATCGTGGGGTCGGGAACTACGGTCGGGTCGCGATCCTCGAAGAGGGGATGAAGTTCAACTCGATCACGATCCCGCCAGATGACGCTCAGTTTTTGGAGACCCGGCAGTTCCAGATCCCCGAGATCTGCCGCTGGTTCCGCATGCCGCCGCACAAGATCGCCGACCTCACTCGCGCGACGTTCTCGAACATCGAACACTCGTCGATCGAGTACGTCGGGGACACGCTTCTCCCGTGGTTCGTTCGATGGGAGCAGGAGATCCGCAGGAAGTGCTTCACCGGCGGGGAAGGGAACCTCTTCGTCGAGTTCGTCACGGCGGCGCTGCTTCGAGGCGACCTGAAGTCTCGATACGACGCCTACGCGATCGGTCGTCAGTGGGGATGGCTGAGTCCGAACGACGTCCGCGAGTTCGAGAACCTCAACCCGATCGAAAGCGAAGGCGGGGAGATCTACCTCGTTCCGGCGAACATGGCGAACGCCGACGTCTTCGCGAAGGCGAAGGAACCCCAGGCCCCCCCGACGCCCCCGACGCCTCCTCCTGGCGGCGACGACGCGATGCCTTCGCCCGTACCAGCGACGACCCGCGCCTATCGTGATCTCGTCGTCGAGGCGGTCTCACGCCTGCGGAGAGTCGAGGGCGACAAGATCTCGCGTCACGCGAAGAGAGACGACCCGTTCGCGTGGATGTCTCAGTTCGTTGCGAACCAACGCGCGGTGGCGGAGGCGGAGTTCAGGCCCCTCGCGATCGCGTACATTGGTTCGGCCCCCGGACGACCACCGACCTTCGACTATCTCTCCGAGGCTCGAATCCTCGCTGAGGATCTCGGCGGCGATCACGCGGCCAGGCTCGCGAAAGTAGTATTTTCGGGCAACTGGACGGCGGACGTCGAGAGGCGGTCTCTCGCGTGGACGGAGGACGTGACGGACGAAGTCGACGCGATCATCGCTCGGATGGAGTCGATCGTCGCGCGGCGCATCGCGGAGAACTGGCAATGACACACGAAACCTTCACGGTTGATCAGGCGGAACGTCGGTCGATCGGGATCTCCGACCTTGAAATCAGACTTGACCAGGGGAAGCCGACGAGGATCGTCGGCTACGCGGCGAAGTTCGGGGTCCGATCTGAACCGATCTACGGATCATTTCGCGAGGTCATCGCGGAGGGCGCGTTCGGGAAGAACCTTCCAGGCGCTGACATCCGATTTCTGGTTGGGCACGACACCCGCGCGATCCTCGGGCGGACGAAGTCGGGGACTCTTTCGGTCCGCGAGGACGAGATCGGTCTCCGCTTCGACCTAACCCTCCCGAAGACGACCCTCGCGAAGGACACGATCGAGCAGATCCAGCGGAGAGACCTCGACGCGATGTCATTTGGGTTCAAGAAGATCGAGGATTCGTGGGGCGAGGATGAGAATGGATTTGCGCTCCGTACGCTTCGCGAGGTTAAGGTCTTCGAGATCTCACTGACTGCGTTTCCGGCGTACGACCAGACCGAGGTGGCAGTACGCGAGCTGGCGGCGTGGCGTGAGTCGAGGCACCACTCGCGTAGGTCCAGACTTCGCTTGCGGTTGGCCGACCAGCAGGGATAGCATACTGCACCCCCGACCATCGGCGGGGGACGTCGTTCGGGTTGGCGCGACCTTCGGCGCGCACCGCGGACGTGATCGACGAACGGGCACCACAAGGAAAACTGACATGCCGACCATCCAAGAACTGCGCGAGCAGCGTGCACAGAACATTGCGGACGCGCGAAAGATCCTCGATCTTGCGACATTGGAGAAGCGAGATCTGACTGCGGACGAGTCCGCGAAGTCCGACTCTCTTCTCGACGAGGCCGACAAGATCAAGGCGACGATCGAGGAGCGCGAGCGCGCGGAAGATCGCGCTCGCCGTCTCGAAGACGCGGAGAAGGAGCTCCGGGAGTCCGGTCGACGGCCCCCGCCCCCGCCGAACCCCAGGCCCGGCGATAACGCCAACGGCGGTCGGAACGGCGGCGGTCGGGAGGATGCCAACGAGGCCCGCGAGATGACTTGGCGGGTCGCGGGCGGCGAGACCCGTCGGATCCCGATCGACCTCGAGCGCCGCGGGTCGCGGGCGTACCGCGAAGCCTTCGCGCGGTATCTCGTGAACGGGTCGACGCAGGGGCTGGATCTCCGGGATATCAACCGCGACCGCGAGGAACGCGATCTGTCGGCGGACTCGGACCCGGACGGCGGGTACACCCTCGCGCCGACTCAAATGGTCGGTCGCCTCTTGCAGGCGGTCGATGACGCGGTCGTGATGCGCCAGTACGCGACGGTCATCCAACTCCGTGGTGCTCAGAACCTCGGCGTCCCGACCCTCGACACCGACGTGTCTGATTCGGAATGGACGACCGAGATCCAGACCGGCTCGAAGGACACTTCGATGAAGTTCGGCAAGCGCGAGCTGAACCCGACCCCGCTCGCGAAGAGGATCCTGATCTCGCGGAAGCTTCTCCGCAACTCCGCGATCGGGATCGAGGCTCTCGTCCAGCAGCGTCTGGCGTTCAAGTTCGGCGTCACCGAAGAGAAGTCGTTTCTGACCGGCACCGGCGCGAACCAGCCTCTCGGCATCTTCGTGGCGTCGGCGAACGGCATTTCGACCGCGCGCGACGTCCAGACCGGCTCCGCGACCGACTGGACGGCGGATGGCCTGATCGACGCGAAGTTCGCGCTCAAGGCCCAGTACTGGCCGAACGCGCGGTGGATCATGCACCGCGACAGCCTGAAGCGCATCAGGAAACTGAAGGACACGACGAACCAGTACCTCTGGCAGCCCGGGCTGACGGCTGGCGAGCCCGACAGGATCCTCGACATCCCGTACACCCTCTCCGAGTTCGCGCCGAACACCTTCACCTCCGGGAAGTACGTCGCCGTCCTGGGCGATCTCCGCTACTACTGGATCGCTGAGGCGCTCTCTCTCGAAGTCCAGCGGCTGAACGAGCTGTATGCCGAGACCAACCAGGTCGGGTACATCGGTCGGATCGAACTGGACGGGATGCCGGTCCTCGAAGAGGCCTTTGTCCGGGCGAAGACCAACTAATCTCGGAGGAAGAAGTCCGAAGAGTCCGAAGAGTCAGAAGCAAAGAACAGGAACCCCGGGGGGCGAGCCACGTCCCCCGGGGATCCAAGATCAGAAGGGATCGGAAATGGAACTCTCTCTTGCGAAGAACGTCGCGATTGACCGCGTTTCGAACGCGGTCGCGGCGGGGACGAGCGACATCAACTCGTCATCGGTGGATATGGAGGGCTTCGAAACCGTGACGTTCATCGTCTCGTTCGGGGCGATCACGGCGACGGCGGTCACATCCATCCAGATCGACCACTCGTCCGACGGTTCGACGTGGAACCCCGTCCTCGGCTCGAAGGTGACCGTGCCGGATACCGCGTCGAACAAGGTCGCGATCGTCGAGGCGGTCAGGCCCACTCTCCAGTTCGTCCGATGCACCGTCGACCGTGGCACGGCGAACGCGGTCGTTGACAGCATCGTCGCGGTCCGATCGGGTCCGCGGAAGGCCCCGATCTCTCAGGGCTCGACGATCGTCGGGACGACGGTCGTCATTGGATCGACGACCGGAACCCCGTAGTGCGATCCCCCAACTTCCAGCGTTTCGGGCGACGGCCCGAGGCGCTGTTTGCAGTCGTCTTCCACCCGCCACACGACGGAGAACGCCCGATGAAGATTTCGATGAAGACCCTCGCGTCCGGCCCCAATGGAGTCCTCCGTCCAGGAGAGGTCTACAACCTCTCCGACGAAGAGGCGAAACAGCTGATCGAAGGTCGGTACGCGGAGGCGGTCGAGGACGCGGCCCCACCCCACGTCACCGACGCGGAGGCGGTCGTCGCCACCGTGGAAGATGACGCGGACGAGAATGACGGCGACGATGACCACGATCTGTCGTCCACCTAAGTCACGACAATGTACGCCACCCTCCAAAGCGCCCCTTCGACGGCTCCGGTCTCACTGGCCGAGGCGAAGTCTCATCTACGCGTCGAGGTCGCGGACGACGACACTTTGATTCAGTCGTACATTGACGCGGCGACGGTGATGGCCGAAGAGTTCCTTCGGCGTCGGCTGATCACGCAGACGTGGAGGATCTTCCTCGACGGATTCCCCCAGGGAAACGGCGCGATCGTTGTCCCGTACTCTCCACTCGTCTCGATCTCGGGGTTCAGCTACAAGGATCCGACGACCGGCGCTGACACCCCAGTCTCCGGATCTGTTTACTCGGTCGAGGCTCCGAACGGACCGAACCCGGCCCGAGGTCGAATCGTGCTCGGGTTCGACCAGCAATGGCCGACTCCACGGGATCAGGCGAACGCCGTGCAGTTCGACGCGGTCGTCGGCTACGGCGCGGCGTCATCGGTACCGGCGGCGATCAGGTCCGCGATACTTCTTCTCGTGGGGAACCTGTACGCGAACCGGGAATCGGTCGTGACTGGCATCAGCGCGTCGAAGCTTCCGATGTCGGCGGAGTTCCTTCTCTCGCCCTTTAGGTTGTTCGAGTTCCAGTAGTCAACCAGGAGGCTTTTCGATGGCCGATCCATTCCCCTCTCAGGCTCCATCTCTTATCGGACCGATCGAGAATGGTTTCTCCGTCACTCCGTCTGACGGATCGGATCAACCGCAGGTTTCACGCGCCATCTGGGTCGGCGGTGCGGGAAACCTCTCAGTGGTGACGCGCGGCGGAGACACGATCACTTTCGTGGGCGTCCCGTCTGGCACGTTGATTCCGATCCGCGCGACACGGATCCGATCGACCGGAACGACCGCGACGAGCATCGTCGCGTTGTACTAGGTGACCGATGGGCGTCAAGTCCGGCCAACTCGATCGGCGGATCCGGCTCCAACGCCCAGCGACGACGACGAACGAGTACGGCGAAGAGATCGTCTCATTCGTCGACGAGGCGACGGTGTGGGCGAGGCTTCTTCCGTTTCCCGGGAAAGAGGAGTTCGTCCCGTCGGACGGCCACTCCGCGAAACAACCGACGATCTTCGAGATCCGTTTCTTGAAGAACATCGGTCCGAAGTGGAGGGTCGTGTACGACGGCTCGGAGTACGAAGTCGAGGACGTCGGGGAGATCGGCAACCGGCGCGAGTCCCTTCGGCTCGTCTGCTACGCGAGGAACGTCGTCTCGGGGAACCAATAGCGACATGCCTTCGGTCAACGACAAGATCGTCCTCAACTTCCGCGACGTGCGGAAGAGACTCGAAGACCTCCCGAAGAAGGTCGTCTCGAAGGTCGTCCGTCGCGCGATCTATGCCGGAGCAACAGTTATCCGAGACGCGGCCCGCGAGAAGGTTCCCGTCGAAACCGGCGCGCTGAAGAAGTCGATCGTCGCGAAGGCGAACACGAAGAGAGGCGGGGAGATTTCAGCGTCCGTCGGGGTCGCGAAGAAGAGGTTCGTCAAGGGGAAGAGGGCGGGGCGGTATCCTCGTCGATACGCTCACCTCGTTGAGTTCGGCACTGCGCACTCCGCGCCGAAGCCGTTTCTCCGGCCAGCGATGGATACGCGGATAGACGCTGTCATTGAGGCGACGAGGCGGAAGATGGTCGAGGGAATCGACCAGGAGTCGAGGCGATGATCGAACAGGCGATCGCGAAACTCGTCTCCGACGGCGGGAAGGTCGCTGGTGGAATCTTTCCGGTCGTCAAGCCCCAGGACGCTTCAACGTTCCCTCTGGTCGTCTACGACCGGATCTCGACGGAGCGCCCGCACTCTCACTCGGCACGGTCCTCGGGACTCGGGATCGCGAGGATTCAACTCCGGACGTGGGCGAAGACCTACGCGGACGCGAAGGCTGTCTCGGACGAACTCCGGAAGTTGCTCGATGGGTATGTCGGGACGGTCGTCGTCCGGTCTGGCTCGTTCGAAATCCAGGCGATTCTTTGTGAAGACGACCGCGACGACTACGACGAGGAGACGAAGCTCTTCGGCAACCAGCTGGACGTCCGCGTCTGGTACACGGAGGTTGTGCCGGGATAGACTTGTCGTGGTCCGTACACACCCAGGAGGAACCTGCAATGGCTGCAACTAATGCTCGATCCGGATTCGGCGCTCTCTTGAAGCGGGGCGACGGCGGCAACGTGGAAGTCTTCACGACGATCGGCGAGGTCGTCAACATCGGCGCGATCGAGACGGGGCTCGACACGGTCGAGGCGACTCACATGGAGTCACCGTCGGCGCACAAGGAGTGGATCCCGACGCTGCTTGACGCGAAGGAGATCACCGTTGAGTTGAACTATCTTCCTGGCGACACCCAGCAGAACAACCTTCGGTCCGACATGTTCAACAGGACGCTTCGCAACTTCCAGTGCACGATCCCAGGATCGTCGAAGGTCGTCTCGTTCGCGGCGTACGTGACGAACCTCGGCCCGGCGTTCCCGCACGACGGCAAGATGACTCAGACGTTGAACCTCCGCCCGAACGGCGTCGTCACGATCGCCTGATACCGCAACGGCGGTCTCGGCTTTGTAGTTTTGGAAGAAGGAATCCGCGCGTATGTCGAACCAGACCCCAGATTCTTCCGCTCCTCCCCTCTGGCCGCGATGCGAGATCGAACTTGCGAACGGGAGGGTCGTCGTTCTCTTCGGACCGAAGACCCTCGCGTCGATCGAGCGCGAGTCGGGCATGTCCTCGATGCAGTTCGCGGAGAAGTTCTCCGATCCGAAGACTGCTCCTATCTTCGACGTTGGATTGAAGATCATCCTCGGGGCGGTCAAGGCTTCGATCCCAGGTATGACCGAGGATCTTCTCTCGGAGAGGATCATCCCCGGAACGTTCCTTCCGATCGTCCAGCAGATCGCGGAGAAGTGGGGCGAGGCGGTCGGGATGTCGGCGTCTCCGATCGAGGCAGTGGACGCTCCGGCGGACCCTCCGAAGGTCGGCGCGGCTTCTCCGTCGTCGACCTGATCTCGTGGGCGCGTGTTGAAATCGGGATGACCGTCGAAGAGTTCGACGAGACTGATCCCAGGATGATCGCGGCGTACTTCCGCGCGTGGAAGGCGAAGCAGCAGCGAGAGGACTTGCGCGCCGCTATGATCGTCTGTTCGATCGCGAACCTCTTCCGGAGGAAGGGCGACGATCCGATCGAACCCGGTGATATCTTCCCGTCCCTCCCGAAGACACCGCGCGCGAGGACCAAGGAAGAGATCAGGGCGAAGATACTCTCCGCGTTCGGTGTTTCGGAGGACGGTCAATGAGTCGGAGTCTCGGATCCCTCCGGATCGACCTCGTTGCGCTGACCGGAAAGTTCGAGGCGAACTTCCGGTCGGCAACCGGGACTCTCGAAAAGTTCGGGGTCGCGGCGACGAAGATCGGACGGGTGGCGACCGGAGCGTTCGGCGCGATCGCGAAGACGGTCTTCTCCCTCCGCGGCGCTCTGACCGGCATCGTCGCGGCGGTCGGCGCGGCGAAGTTGGCGGCATCGTTCCAGCAAGCATCACTTGCTGTGGCGGACCTCGGGAAGAAGGCGGCAACACTCGGGATCTCTGTCCGTGATCTCTCCGCGTTCCGGTTCGCGGCGAAGGAATCCAACGTCGAGTTCGACACACTCGTCAAGATGCTCGGGAAAGCGTCGAAGAACATCGCGACGTTCGTCGCGACCGGCGCTGGTCCTGCGGCCGACGAACTGCGGCGGCTCGGCGTCAATCTGACGAAAAACGACGGGACTCTTCGCTCGATGGCGGAGATCCTCCCCGAGATTGCGGCGCGTTTCGAGCAGATCTCCGATTCCGGCGAGAAGTTGCGGCTCGCTGA